TGCAGCTTCACTCCCTGTGCCCTCGTCCGTTGTGCGGAGCGTAGCAACGAGGGCCTTCGCCAAGTCCAGCGCGCCACCGGGGTATTCCCTGGCAAATAGGGCTCGGGACACGACAGTCTCGGTCGCTGCGCCTGTATCGGACCTCAGATGGGACACAACCATCGCGGCGGACGCATCGACACCTGAGCCGCTGTCGCTGGAGGTCTTGACGCCCTCCAGGATTTTCAGGTAGCTGTTCTCGCTTCCCACGGCTGAGTCGAATAGAGTGCGGGCAAGACTCGTGATTTCAGCACCTACGGCAGCTTCCACCAGCGTAATCGCGCGGTCGCCCAGGGCCTCTACGCCAACGCCTGAGTCGGCGTGGATAATTGCAGCAAGTAAAGCCGTCTGTGCATCGGTTCCAACGCCGGTTTCGCTCTGGACGAGTGTTGCAGCAAGGGACGATACTTCGGCACCGCTTCCACTGTCGGAGGACGTTTTCGGGGTGAGTTCCTCTTCTCCTCCCCAACTGCCCCAGGTCGGTTCAGCTTCGGCATACTTTGCCACAAAAACCCAATCCACATACCCATATTGCCCAGTGGGGAGATTGCCCTTGAACCCAATGTAATCACTATCGAGGTATGTATCATCCGAGCATGAAATCTCATAAGCATCATTAACGTATGCAGATAGAGCGGCACCATACAGCCGAAACTCCGTAACCATATAGGTATCCGCATCCCATGAATAATCAGTATAGGCTCTTTGGCTGCCATCCTCTTCTATTCGATTGCGCTCTGCCGACTGAGCTCCCCAAGGGCCAGCGGCATAGTGAAACTGTGCTGGGGCATAACCACGTGCGCCTACCATCAACATGTTTGTCTGGGTTGAGCTTGCGCAACTTGTCTTTAGGCGTGACCTAATCCGTGCGTCGGCTACTTGATAGGGATCAGAGCGGATATACTTGTCACCAGTTTGTCCAGTATGTTTCAGAGTGCCACTGTCGGCGGCCCATGTCCCACTTATTACAGACCACTTAGATAAATCACCGCCGAAATCATCAAAGAACAGGAACGTAGCCGCACCAGAAGTGACTGCGCTTGCCCCTGCATTGCCGTAGTACATATAGAACGTGGCGGTATCAGGCGATGCGGGGATAGAATCGAACTCAATCCAGATGGTAGCTAGCTGGTTTGGCGTGCTGCCCGTGATGCTCTCTATCCAGTAGTCGAGCAGTGTTGTCCCGTCAGCCTTGGTAAAGCGAATGTCGTCGAAGTCAGCTTGGCATTTCGCACCGCAATCCACGTCCTCGCCGCTAGCGCCTGAGCTTTCGCCCAGAAGCAGCTTGAGTTGATAGTCGCTCTGTGCGCCAGCAGTCGAGCCGTTAAGGGTTATCTGCTTGCGGTAACTATACCCCGATAGCCAAGCCATTCGGTCTCCTTATTCCTCTACTGTTGCTTGTCTCAAGGCCCGGAGAGTATTTTGCACCTTCATCCGCTCAGTGCGTAGAAAGTTCTCCTTGTCCCGAGCCTTACTCTCGAAGGCTGCTCGTTCATTCTGAACGTCGGCCAGGGCAGCATCAATTGCCTCTAGCTTTTGGTAAAGGTCAGCAGCTTCCATCTTTTCGGTGTCCGTGAGCGTCTCAAAACTTAGTTTGGACATTTGTTTTCCTTTCTTTAAAGATTACCAAGCCTCAAAAAATGACTCCAGCCAAGCTCCAAGGCGAGAAGCGAGCACGGGAACCTCTCGCCTTCGGAGCCCCTTCCTATGACAGCGTAATGTCAACTTCGAGCGTCCAAGTGCCCGAGCTCTTCGTCCCCAGGCTCTCGACCTTCCGATTGAGACAGATCGTGCTCGTCGCCTGCTTCACCACCCACTCGTTCCAGACGTAGTTGGCGTCGCTGGAACCGAAGCTGCTCTTGAACGTCACCTTCTGCGTCGTCGACGTGGGGTAGCCCCCTTCCATCGCCTTGTACGTCTTGTTCGACGCGGCCTGGAGGTCGGTCTGCGCGGCGGCGGCAGCGGTGGCGCTATCACCCACCCCAATCGTCGCTGCTGTATTGTCGAAGATGTGGTCGGCACCGGAGACAACGCCAGTGATGAGGTCCCACATCTCGTCGATGCCGGCATTGAGCAGCAGGTTGCCCTCCATCTCCACCACGTCAAAGGGCTCGTGGGTCTCGTGAAACAGCTTCTCCAGTCCCAGGGCGGCCCACGGCGTAATGTCCTCATGGTACTTGAGCAGCCTGGCCTTCATGTGCCAGTTCGCGTGTTCTGTTCTTTGCTTCGTCGCTTCCATCGGTTCTCTTTCCTCCCTCTATGATTTGGGGTAGATCTGGCTCACCTGCGGCACGGCGATGCGCCGCAAGGCCTGCCGGTATTCCATCAGTCTCATGTTCGCCCACGCCTGGTAGCTGTTAATGACGCCGGCGCTGTTCAACCGGGCCGTCATTTCGCGCACATACCCCTGACTCTGCGCCAGATAGGTCGAAGCGTTGGCCAACTCCCGAGAGGCATAGGTCGCATAGTCATTCTCGGGGTTGCCCCCATAGTTGACCTTGTTGATGTAGCCACGTCCTGTCGTCAGGTCGGTCACAGCCTTAGTGATGCGCGCCGTCATGTTCTCAATGGCTCCATTCACGTCGGTCAGGAGTGCCAGAGCCGACTTGACGTTGCCCCTCACCGTGTTAATCCAGGCGAGCCCGACTTTGGCGCTCGCCCCCAGGAGTAGGCAGTGCTCAGCCTGAGCATCCAGCGTGGAATCCTCTTCGGTGAGCGAATGCAGCTTGTGACACTCCAGGGACACTGTCTCGGCGGCTGACGGCACTGTGAGGATGTCGAGAATGATCGTGCTACTGTCTTTCACAATGACGTTCCGGTAATCCGGCGGTGTCGTGCCGACTCTCCACTCAGCCTTGTTCACCAACAGCAGGTCCGTGATGCTGCTAATGTCGATCTCCCTGGACGCTGCGGTAGTCTGCTTCGTTTCCCAGACGATGCGCGGGCGAACCATGGAGATCTCCTGAATCACCTGCCAGATATGCACGTCGATCTCGTCGTCAGCGAAATCGGTCTCCTGGCCGGGGACCATCTCGTCATTGAGAAGCTGGCGCACCAAAGTCCTGACCTGGCTCAATGGCTGTTCCATGGCTACCTACCTTTCCGTGAACGGCTCGACGCCTTGCTGGTGGACTTCTTCGAGCGAACGTCCCTCGCTGGCTTGCCAGTCGGCTCCCATCCCTTGTCTACAGCTCGCAGCAAGTTCGCTTGTCTCTGGGCCTTGGCTGGAGTCGTGGCTTCCGCCTTAACGCCACCGGGCGTCGACACTCGCACTTTGCCGCTTGGCAGCTTCCTCTTCGTCACTGGCATAGCCTATCCTCCGTGGACGGTGGGGGAGGGCGGGCCTCCCCCACCACCCTGTTTCTTCACGCCACACTAGGCGTAGGTGTACCGCGCGGCCAACTCCTGCGTGAGCGTCTTGAAGCCGCAGAGGATGTCGATGGACACGAGGTTCTTCTTGGTGAGCATCGTGTAGTCATAGACCACCCGACAGCTCAGGCCCCGGAAGGACTGGACCGCAGCAGTGGCCCCACCAAGGGGCTTTGCCAGCGGCCGCGTTACCAGGGCAAAAGCGTTCTTGTGGAACGCCGCGTTCATCGTGTGGGTCGCCTTCAAGGTGACGACCGCGTTGTCAAGAACGATAGCGTTCAGGCCCGGGTAGATCTTGATGTCGCACTCGTTCGTGCCCGGCGTCACAGCCTCCGTGACAACGTACTGGCCCGTATTGCCAGCGATCGTCAAGATCGTCCCCTTCCCGATTGCAGTCGTTCCCAGAGCGTCGACGTGAATCGTGGTCACACCGGCCGCAAAGTCGCCCGCGTCGTCCATCGCCCCGGCCAGGTCGTCAGAGTCGGCCGGCGCCGACTGAATGTTCTGGTCCATGTAGAAGTCGAACCCCAGAACCCGGCCCATATTGCCTTCCTTGAGTGCCTTCGTGTCTCCCCGCTTCTCGGCATTCAGGAAGGATGCAACCGTGATCAGCTTCGACTCTGTGGTTGGGTCCAGAACACATCGCCGGTCGCTCAGGGGAACCTTGTTCGTGCTCAGGAGCGCCCGCAGGTCGGCAATGCCCTGGGTCTTGGTGGCATCGGACGTTCCGTCGTAGGTCACGAAGTACGGAATGTCCAGCACCAGTTGTGCGATCCTCACATCAATAGCCTGCGCCAAGGCCCTCATCGCCGGCTCGGCCACCTGAGTCTGAAAGTCCTGAACGCTCAGCGTGAGCTCCTGCGAGGTGAGCTCGAACGACACGTCGAGGACCTTGTCCATTTTCACATCGACAGAGCCCTCCGTGATCGCCTGGATCTCACCAGTCAGGTCGCCATCGAACTCGACGGCGGTGAACGTCGCAGGCTTGCGAACCTTTACCGTGTCGCCGACCTTGACAAACTCGCTGGAATAGTCCCGGTGTACGAGGTTGCCCAGCACCAGGTTGTTCTCCAGTGCCATGAGAGCTTCCCTGGCTATGATGGTCGGCGTAAGCAGCGTATTACTCATTTTGGTTTCCTCCGATTAGCGTTTTTGTCGTTTCCCCCACTGGTCGGCGTATTGGTCCATGGACAGCTTTTCAAGCTGCTCTGGAGTCAACGCCTCACCACCACCAACGCTTATCCCGGAGTCGGCCACCGAAGTCGTTGACTGAGTTGACCCTGCTGGAGCTTGGGACTTGAGTGCCTGAGCTACCCTCTCAAGGGCCTCCCTGTCGGTGAGCCCCAGATTGGCGAGAGTGTCTACGGGTACACCGTATTCCTTGCTGACCTCGTCCAGCATCCGCTTCTGTTGCCATTCCTGAAACTCGCCGCGTTGCTTGTCAAGCTCAGCCCTCTCGCTGTCAACCTTGGCACGTTCGGCCTGGAGGCCTTGCTCTTTCGCTCTCAGGTCCCTTCGCTGCTGGTACAGCCGCATCATCTCTGGGTTGTCTCGTGCGGAGTCAACCTCAGATGCGTCGATCCTGCCCTGGATCTCGTCGAGCTGCGAGCGTGTACCCTTGAGCTCGTTCTGCAAGGTTCCCCTCTCCGTGTTGAGGGAAGAGACTTGCTTCGCCAGCTCAGCGTGCTTTCGTCCAGCAGCCGCCTTTTCGTCACTCAACATCTTCTTGACCTCGTCCTCTGAATAGGTCTTGGCGGTCGCAGAAGTATCCTCGTCGCCAGTAGAAGCCAGTCCAGCTATTTGCTGGAGAGAGTCCTCTGGGTTCTGAGTTCCGTCCTGCATTTGATTCTCCTCTCTATTCGAAGAGCTCTATGAACCCTTCGATTTCCTCCCTTTCGCTTGCGGCAGCCTCCGCCTCTGAGCCCCCG